GAACGAAGCTAAACGCATTATTGAGATGCATCATTTGCTAAACGGGGTAGACCCACAGGAAAGCACACATACACCGCTTAAAGTGTGGATGAAGGCGCATAAAGGAGATTTGGCTTTAGGTTTGAAAACTCAAACCATCCCGGAAGAGCAAAGTTTCCACATTGTGAGCCGAATTCATGCTGTGAATAAAGGAACGGGAGAGGCAGTAGATATTGAATATCAGCTTGCAACTGAAACTGTGATGCATTTGTGGCAGTTCCTGGGTGATGAGGAATCAGAAATTTATGTGAACGATGGTGGATTTAAAAAGAAATGGCTTGGTTTTAATCATGAACTTGAAAAATACCTGGAAGAAATCGAAGGGGATTATGAAGTGGTGACAAATCATTGCTGTTTGACATGCTTCTCATCATTCAAAAGCTTTCAGCATGAAGTGCAGTTCAAGTCGATTAAATTGATGAATCCTGAGTATGGGTTGGGGGTGGCGGCATGAAACACCCATTAGACAATAAAACCGTAGATTGGGTTGCTGATCCAAGCAGATCAAGAAGCTCTTTTGAGAAACGAATGGATATTTTGATATTTGCGGCTCATTCATCGCGTGAGTTTACGGTTAAAGATATTCATGAATGCGTAGTAGATTGCCAGGTGATGACGATTCGAAAGTGTTTAAAAGATTTGATCAAAAGTGGATACCTAGAAAAAACGACAATTTACACATTCAAAGCAACAGAAAAATCTAAACAACTATTTGGAGCAAGCAATGCAACTCACTAAAGAAGAATTTATCAGCAATGTCGTTCTGCCACGCAGCCAGACACGTAATTTATCGGAAGAATTAAGCAAACGTGCTTTAAGTGAACAATTGGCGAAAGAGGTGGCGGAATTTGAAAAGCGTAAAAAGATTACTCAACTTCCAATTGGGCATTCGTTTGAAATGGGATCTGCTTTTACTGGTTCAAACACGCATGAGCAGAAAGTAAAAATCAAGAAATCAAGAATGCAGAATCAGCAAGAGTTGTTGATTCAATATGCAGCCATGTTGATGCGGATTGGGTTAAATTATCTCATTTGGTTGGTGGTATTAGTCCAAGTCAATTACGCAGAGCCTACCAGGGTAAAGCAGAGATTGTGACAGCTTGGGGTCGAGTGAAAAAATATATTGATAATGTTTTGATGGAGAAAGCAGCATGACTGATTCAAAAATATTGCGTGACAAGTTAAATGGAACCGAGCCAATGGCACCTGATGAAAATGAGAAAATGCTGATTGAGGAGTGGAACCGAGCGCATGCAGAGTTAGAAAGTTTAAAAGAAAATGATGAGCGGAATTATGTGGAGTGCGGAAAATGATGAAAGAATACTTAGATGTTGATAATGGGTATGCGCTAGTTGTTGCTGATGATGAAATTAAAAGAGGTGGCAATTGGATTGAGATTCCAGAAGGGGCGGAATTTGCAATTTATTTTGGAGCTGAGTATCAGCATGTATCATTTTACAAAAATGTGAATGATGAACTTAAAGTATGCTCACCAAATTTCCCAAAATGGTCAGAAACTGAATATGAAAAGCTTGAGGATATTGATTATAAAAGTGTAAGTGGCTATGTGGTTTGGCAACATGAACAATCATTTGATGAGATTGATACCTTTGTTGAATCGAATGTTGAACTTTCATCTGTGGAGCAAACTCTAGCAGAGCGTCAGGGGCAATATGGTAGTTTTGTTGGTGTGGCAAATACTACGGGGCAATTAATGGGTGTTTTGCTTAATTCGAAAAACGGGCATACATTGCCTTATGCTCATCAAGAAGCATTGCACATGATCTGCTCAAAAATGGCTCGTATTGTAAACGGTAATTATAATCATCTTGATAGCTGGCATGACATTGGCGGATATGCAAAGCTGATTGAAAACTTGATTGAAGGCAAGTAATGACTAACCTCATCATCGGCATTGATCCAGACCTAGAAAAATCAGGGGTGGCTATTCTCGGCCAATCCCTTGAGCTTAAAAATTTAACATTTTCTGAAACTGTGAATTTATTTCGCAGTCAGCAAGACCAGATTAAAAAGGTGGTTATCGAAGCAGGATGGTTGAACAAGAAATCTAATTTCCGTTACGGTCATTCTAAGAACGCAGGAGAGCGAATTGCGAAGAATGTAGGGGAGAACCATGCAACAGGTAAATTACTGGCTGAAATGGCAAAAGAATGCGGTTTGGCTGTGGTATTGGTTAGGCCGACACGAACAAAACTGAATGCGGAGCAATTTAACTGCATTACAGGGTGGCAAGGTCGGACGAATCAAGAGCAACGTGACGCGGCTCTTTTAATTTTTGGAATGAAATAGGAATAAGCAAAATGAGTTTAGTAAAAATCTGGGATAAAGAAATCGCAGCAGGGAGAAGATTATGAAATATGAGGTCGGGGATCGTGTTTATTGCTATGGCGCAAAACTTAAAATTCAATACAGATTGAAAATGGGTTATACATACTAAGCAATGGCGATGCTGTTATTGATAAATTTATAAAGCCAATAATCACATGTAGATGAAAAGTGATGCTTTCGTGTAGAATGGTTTTATTATTGTGGAGGGGATGAAAGATGAAGAAAGTACCGCCAAATATAAAAACTCCTGATATTATTGTTTATGAGCCTGTTGAAATAACAGGAAAAGTTGAGATGGGGTATTTTAATTTTATTCTGTGTTTGCTTCTGTCGGGAATTATTGGTTTCTTTATTGGAGTTAGATAATGGCAGCACCAAGTGGAAATAAATTCTGGATGCAGAGGTCTAGCCATGGACGGAAGCCTATCTTTGCGTCTCCTGATGAGCTTTGGGATGCTGCTTGTGAGTATTTTGAATGGGTAGAAGAAAATCCGCTAATTGAAACCAAATTGTTTTCTTATGAGGGTGAAATTGTTGAAGGCGAAATACCAAAGATGAGAGCCATGACAATTCAAGCTCTATGTTTCTTTATTGGTATTAGTCGCCAAGGCTGGTCTGAATACAAGGCAAAAGAAGATTTTTCTGATATCGTTGAGCAAATTGAAACCGTAATATTCTCTCAAAAATTTGAAGGGGCTAGTGGTGGATTCTTGAATGCAAATATTATTGCTCGTGAATTAGGGTTAGCTGACAAACAACAAATTGAGCAGAACACTATAATTAAAGACTATTCAAACATGAGTCTTGAAGAAGCTGCCGAAGAATACCGAAAGGCGATGGGATAATATGCCAATCCCATTTAATTTTGATTTCCGTAATCCAGATTATCAGATGGTATTGGAATGGCGTTTAGAACGCCTTAAACGGCTGCGTGAAAATCCTGATCAGATCGGTATATTGAAACGCTACTACAAAGACAATCCAGCCCAATTTATTATTGATTGGGGTATGACTGTTGACCCAAGGAATGTTGAGAGGGGATTGCCTTCTCGCATTCCTTTTTTGTTATTCCCAAAACAGGAAGAATGGGTGCAATGGTTTATGGAAAGATGGAAGAATGGGGAACCTGGAATCACTGAAAAGACTCGTGACATGGGTATGTCGTGGCTGACGGTTGGGATGGCATCCAGTGTGTGCTTATTTAACAGTGGTGTATTTGCTGGCTTTGGTTCGCGTAAAGAAGAATACGTTGATAAGATTGGTTCGCCTAAATCCCTATTTGATAAGGCCCGTAACTTTATTCAATTGCTGCCAAAAGAGTTCCGTGGCTCATGGGACATTAAACAGCATGCCCCACACATGCGTATCTTATTCCCTGATACTGGTTCTGCCATGACCGGTGAAGCTGGCGATGGAATCGGTCGAGGTGACCGTGCATCATTCTACATTGTGGATGAGTCAGCATTCTTAGAACGTCCTCAATTGGTGGATGCATCACTTTCTGCAACGACAAACTGTAGGCAGGATATTTCAACCCCTAACGGCATGGCGAACTCATTTGCAGAACGGAGGCATTCAGGTCGTATTCCAGTATTCACATTCCATTGGCGTGATGACCCACGAAAGGATGACGAGTGGTATGCAAAACAATGCGCCACCCTTGACCCGGTTACAGTAGCCCAAGAGATTGATATTGACTATCAAGCATCGGTTGAAGGTATTTTGATTCCGACTGCATGGGTGCAATCCGCTGTTGATGCTCACATCAAGTTAAGTGTTAAGCCTACTGGTACAATTACTGGCGCATTGGATATTGCAGATGAAGGCAAAGACAAGAATGCTTATGTTGAGGGGCATGGTATCTTAACTACTCGATGTGAAGAATGGTCGGGCGTTGGCTCTGACATTTATGCAACGATTGAAAAAACATTTGCATTTGCACATGAAAGCCAAGCGACTGAGGTTATTTACGATGCATCAGGATTAGGTGCTGGGGCGCGTGGTGACTCTGTGCGAATCAATGAAAAACGTGTTGCAGAGGGATTGCATCAGATTCGGTTTATTTCATTCATGGGTGGTGAATCCCCTCTTGATGCAGACGAGGCATTTATTGTCGATGCGTCAGGTCGGGAAATTACAAACAAAGAGTTCTTTGCTAACCGTAAAGCACAAGCGTGGTGGATGGCTCGAACTAAGTTTGAGAATACTTTCCGTGCTATCAATGGGCAGCCTTATGATCCTGACATGATTGTATCG